CGATGAAGATTTGAACGGAAGGTGGCTTGCTCACTACGAAGGATACCGAGAGGGCTATTGGGTTGCCATTGGCGACACCAAGTTCACAACCGATCCACTCAAGGAGAAGAACACATGACTAAAGACGAAGCCCTACGCTTGGCGCTTGAGGCGTTGGATGCGTTGTGCATCAATGATTACAGCGGGTATGAACTTGGAAAACGAGATGCACACCTTGTTGACAACGCCCTTACCGCCATTAAAGAAGCACTGGCACAGCCAGAGCAGGAGCCTGTGATAGTTGACCCTGCAACGATGGAGTTGGCTGAAAGTGTTGGTCTGATTGGCCCTGCAAGCAGGACGCATGACTTACACAATGCAATTCAGCGCTTTCACGACCTGATATGCGCCAACGCAACAATCAAGGCGGCAGTGGCTTTTTCTCACACACTAGAAGCGAAGGATGAGCCTGTGGCGTGGGCAACAAGAGAAGATTTTTATCGTGAACTTGAACATGCAATGAATCGTATGCGTCAACAGATGGAAATCAAATCCGTGACCATGCGATGCACAGACTATGACCTTGCGTTACCAGTCATTGACATTTTTGATGGCCGTATTTTGGTTGGGCAAGTCACCACACCACCACAACGCACATGGGTAGGGCTGACGGATGAGGAAATACAAGAATGCTTACAAGGTTTGCCAACACAGACCATTGATGTTTACGCAAGAGACATTGAAGCCAAACTCAAGGAGAAGAACACATGAGAGAAGTCGCCTTTTTTATGTTCTTTGGGGCCTTTGCCTGTGGCTTTTTTGGTCTCATAAAGTATATTATTGTTTTCTTTTACAACTTTTTGCAAAAAATTTGCAGTTTTTTGTTCAAGATCACGAAAGCAGCTGTATAATTGCTCATGTAGGCAACTACAAACCCCTTGTTTAAGTTCCACTTGTTAATGTTTATTGAAAGGCAATCATCATGGCACACGAAATCGCAAAGACAGTTACCGGCAAAGACGCAATGGCATATGTTGGTGCAACTCCTTGGCATGGCTTAGGCCAACAGCTTTCCATCGAATCGCCTATTGAAGTTTGGGCTCAAGAATCTGGCCTTGACTTCCAATTGGCTACAACGGACGTGCATTACAAAACTAGCCCAGACAATGTTTACGCAGGCAATGTCTTCAAGGGCAAAAAAGTTATGTACCGCAAGGACACAGGCAACGCCCTTGGCATTGTGTCTGACAAGTACCAAATTGTCCAGCCCATCGAGGTCTTGGAGTTCTTCCGTGATATGGTAGGCTCAATTGCCAACTTGGAGACAGCCGGCGTATTGCGCGGCGGCGCTCATTACTGGGCCCTTGCTAAAATGGATGGCGAGTTCAGTTTGGCCGGTGACAAAGTCAACCAATATTTGTTGTTGGCTTCCTCGGCCGATGGGTCTTTGGCAACTCAGGCTCGATTAACCAGCGTCCGTGTTGTATGCAACAACACATTGCAATTGGCACAGCGCGGCAAGGCCGAGGTCAGTGTCCGTCACAATCAGATTTTCAAAGCCGAAGATGTTAAGTCTAAATTGGCCAACTTCAATGAAGCCTTTAAGACTTTCCAAGACACTGCCAACATATTAGCTCAAATCAAAGTCTCATCAGCACAGGCATCCAGCATTTTCACCAATTTGCTTGGCGGTGATGATAAGAAACCCAGCCGCGCAGCACAACGTGCATTGGCCCTGTTTGATGGTGCAGGCATCGGCTCTAACTTGGAGTCTGCCAAGGGTACAGGCTGGGGCGCATTGAACGCCATCACACAGTTGTTGGATTGGGAAACAGCTCGCACCCCTGATGCTCGTTTGGCCAATGCTTGGTTTGGCGGTGGTGTCAATGTCAAGCAAAAAGCTGTAGAAACTATTTTGCAGTTTGCTTAAAAGTCTGGGCCTTCGGGCCCTGCTTTTGTAGTATAATTGACTCACTGATTTTTGAAAGGTATTGTATGAACATCTTCTATCTCCATCACTTGCCACGTATTGCAGCCGGCATGCATTGCGACAAACATGTCGGCAAAATGCTTATCGAGTCATGCCAAATGCTGGCCACGGCGCACCATCATCATGGCAATGGCCATATGGTTTCCTATAAGCCAACGCATATCAATCATCCAAGCAACATCTGGGCCCGTCAGTCCAAGGCTCATTACGACTGGCTGGCCGAGTTAGCCTCAGGCCTTGGCCGTGAATTCTTCAAACGTTACGGCAAGCACCACAAGTCACACGAAATCCTTGTGGCCGAATTGCAAGTTGCGCCGCCTGTATTGCAAAAAGCTAAGTTTTCTTGGCAGCCTCCCCCATTGGCCATGCCCGACGAATACAAAACCAACGACCCCATCGAGTCATACCAACACTTTTACGCCAGCAAACGTGACCGTATGGACATGGTCTACTACAAAGGCGTTGCAACACCCCCCTATTGGCTCCAACAAATTTGGAACTCTATGGACAAACAACAATTAAAGGCCGCATGATGTACAAACTAGTTAGAACCTTTCGTAAAAAGATGAACCTGGCTGTGTCGGCAACGCCAACGCTTTTGCAATCAGCCGATGTGAGCTACTTCTCACGCTTCATGCTTGAAGAGCTTAGTGAGTTCATGCGCGCCAATGAACGTGAATCCATTGTTGACGCCGCCGATGCTTTGGCTGACTTGGTCTACGTTGCTATGGGCTGTGCACATGCTATGGGGTTACCTTTTGAGGAGATCTTTGAGGCCGTGCATCATGCAAACATGCAAAAGCAAATTGCTGACAATGAAAAGCATGTCATCAAACCAGAAGGTTGGCATCCACCCGAGCCGGCTATTGAAAAACTTATCAATACCGCCAAGGGGCTATAACATGAACATCAAAGATCTTATCAATCAGTTTGTTGAAACCAAAGCTTTGAAAGAAAGCCTTAATGAACAAATCAAACAACTCAATGAAAAGCTTGCTCACATCGAGGCCGACCTCATGGAGCAAATGGCCGGTGCCGGCATTACGCAAGCGGCCTCGGACAAGGCATCCTGCACTATGCGTGAAGCCACTCATCCGGCCATCGAAGACTGGGATGTCTTCTATAAGTATGTTGCAAAGACAGGTCAGTTTGAACTTCTTCACAAGCGTTTATCCTCTGCTGCCTTTAAAGAACGGTGGGAAGCAGGGGAGTCAGTACCTGGGACGTCTTCAACGACGGTCTGGGAATTATCCGTTCGTCGCAAGTAACTCGTTAATTTTGAAAGGTTATCCTATGGCTAAAGTTCCTACAAACCCCTCTAATCAAATTGCTTTGTTTGAAGATCAAATGGCAGCAATGGCTTTAGAGTCTGTCAAGGCTGAGCAATCAAGCCTTACCACTACGTTCCTGTCTACCAAGTCAGGCACGCTTACATACCGCGGTGATCCGGTTGCAGGCAACAAGCTGCAAGTGGTTATTTTGGCCGGCCCAGTTGAGAGGCTTTACTACTCCAGCCGTTATGACCCCACAAAGATTGTTGGGCCTGATTGCTTTGCCATTGCTCAGTCGGCTGTTGGCATGAGCCCAAGCCCAGCCTCACCGCAAGCTCAGCACTCTACCTGCGAAGGCTGCCCTAAAAATGAATGGGGCAGTGCCAGTAATGGTGGTAAAGGTAAAGCTTGCCGTGAAACACGTCGGTTGTTGATGATACCTGCTGACTCAATCGCATCGCCTGACGCCATTGCAGGGGCAGAGGTCGCCGCACTGCGCCCACCCGTTACCAGCCTAAAGAACTACGCTAATTATGTGCAAACTATTGCCAGTGTTATGCGCCGTCCTCCCCTTGGAGTGATAACTGAGATCGCCGTTGTGCCTGACGCCAAGACACAATTCAAGGTTACCTTTACGTCGGTCAAAACGGTTGACGATCAGGCTGCCATTCAAGCATTGGTTGCCCGTAGTAAAGATGAACTTGAAAAGGCTATCAATAGTGCTGGCGCTGTGAATGAAGAATCCGAGGAGCCCGCACCGGCTCCTACAACTCGTTATTGAGGACAAGGGGCTTCGGCCCCTTTTCATTATGAAACCAGTTTTTTTAGACTTTGAAACCGAAGGCATTGAGGCTCGGCCTAAGTATCCACCAAAGCCCGTGGGCTTGGCCGTCTTTGATCCTGAAGGCCAGTTTGAAGATGGCTACTTTGCCTTTGACCATCTTCATAACAACAATTCTACTTTTACATATGTCTATGACATGCTTAAAGAAGTCTGGGCTAGTGGGCGTAGCATTTGCTTTCATAATGCTTTGTTTGACTTGGACATCATTGAAACTTATTTCGATCGGCCAATTCCTAGCAATGCTAATTTGTACCATGATACGCTGATCTTGGCCTTCCTCAACGACCCGCATGTCCAGTCATTGTCATTGAAAGACTTGGTCGTAACTTATGGCTTGGCTAACCCTGATGAGCGTGATGAGTTAAAAGAGTGGATTATCGCCAATGTGCCTGAGGCCAAGAAAAAGAAATCCACATGGGGCGCATACATCTGTCGAGGCCCCGTAGAATTAGTTGGCCGCTACGCCAAGGCTGACGTCCGCCTTACCGCTTTGCTTTATGATTACTTGGCAGAGAAGGTTTTGCCGGCTCAGCAAGAGCCTTATGTTCGTGAGATGGCTTTGATGCCAATGTTACTTGAAAACTCACGTCTAGGTGTAAGGGTTGATGTGCCGGGACTTGAGCAAGCAAAGGCCCAAGCAGAAGTAGATATTGCATTATGCACCGAGTGGGTGAAGACATTACTTGGTTCTCCTGATTTGAATGTAGACAGTGACCAACAGTTGGTCGAATGTATTTATCAATCGGAGCACTGGGACAAAAATAAAGCCTGGCCTACAACAGACAAAGGTCAATTACAAGCAACCAAAGAAGCATTTGAGGAGATGTTAACCAATGAATACCTTAGAGACGTTTTGCGCTACCGAGCCAATCTGTCAACCTGCCTATCAACGTTTATTGAGCCGTGGCTTCAATCCGGCCGAGATACGGGCCGTATCTACACCAACTGGAACAGTGTTCGTGGTGAACGAGGCGGCACGCGGACGGGTCGTCTCAGCAGTACTCCGAACTTCCAAAACGCACCTGTTAGATACCCCAAAGTCAACTTGCCAAGCGACTTAAAGGTTGCCCCTTTGCCTTTGATTCGTAGCTTTATTTTGCCTGATGAAGGCCATAAGCTGGTGGCGTGTGACTTTAACGCTCAGGAGCTGCGTATCTTTGCCCATTTTGAAGCTGGCAACTTAATGCGGCAATATCAACAGGACGCCAGAGCGGACCTACATACTTACGCAGCCAAGATGATGACTGAGGCCAGCGGCCGTGAAGTAAGTAGAACCTATAGTAAAGGCGTGTCATTTGCTATTTTGTATGGGGCTGGGCCTAGCAAAATTAGTGACATGCTTGAGATTGACTATGAACTGGCCAAGACACTGATGGATGCTTACACTACCGCTGTGGCGCCTGGACTCAAGGACATGCAATCTACTATGCGAACCCGCTATAAACTAAAGCAGCCCATCAAAACTTTAGGCAACCGTTTAGTTAAGATGGAGCCCCCAAAAGTTATACAAGGCCGCCTCCGTGAGTTTGACTATAAGGGCGTCAATCTTTTAATTCAAGGCTCTGCCGCTGATCAGGCCAAGGCAGCCATGTTGTTGTATCAAAAGACTCGACAAGGCAGTAGGCTACTACTTAGTGTTCATGATGAGTTGGTTATCAGCGCGCCGATCGAGCACATTGAACGTGAGGCCAATTGTCTTATGTCCGCGATGTGCAGCGCCTTGCAAATGGATGTGCCTATGATTAGTGATTATAAAGTCGGCGACACCTATCAGGAAACTAAATGAGCTACTCACATTCAAGCATCAAGTCATACGAAGAATGCCCCTTCAAATACCGGCTGACTCGTATTGAGCATAAGCATGAGCCTTCAGGCCCCGCGGCTGATCGTGGCAAAATGATCCACACAGAGTTTGAAAACTTGCTTAAAGGCATGCTTCAGCTTTACACGGCCGAGACTGAGTACTGGGAGCCCTTTGTCAATGAGTTGGTGGCAAAGAACGCTATGTCTGAGCTTGAAATTGGCATTGACAAAGACTGGAAGCATGTACCTTTCTCTGACAAGAATGTTTGGGTCCGCGGTATCTTTGACATCTTTTACATTGAAGGCAACACCGCCTATGTTGGTGACTGGAAAACTGGCAAAGAACGTGACTACCTAGACCAGCTTAAATTGTACGCTAGCTTTATTTTTGCAGCCTATCCATTCATCAACGAGGTTAGGCCTGAAATCTTGTTTGTCGATCTTAAAAAGCGTCAGCCTTATAAGCCTATCCCACGCTCGCAGTTTGATGAGCTTAAGGCGTGGGTCAATGGCCGTGTTAGCAAGATTGAAAATGATGACATCTTTGCCCCTAAGCCTAGTGGCAATTGCAGGTATTGCCATTTTCGTAAAAACAATGGTGGGCCTTGCCAATGGTAACTAAGTTGCTTGAACGTGACCTTGAGGCTCATTTTGCCAAGCAATGCAAGCAGCTAGGCCTTATGACTTTAAAGCTAAATGTAAGGTATCAACGCGGTTGGCCTGATAGACTCGTTGTGCTGCCATTAGGCAACATTTTATGGGTTGAGCTCAAAAGGCCTGGCGGTAAGCTCTCGCCTTTACAAGATAAAGTTATCAAGCAGCTTAAAAGCTGGCAGCAAGAAGTGTATGTGCTAGACTCTAAAGAAGGAATTGATCGTGTACTGGGAACCGCATGCGTATCAGATAGCGGCTTGTAAGTTCTTAATCGAACGCGGCTCGGCCAGTCTTTGGCTTGACCCCGGCTTGGGCAAAACTGCCATTGTTTTGTCAGCCTTTACAACACTGCAACAAAAAAGATTGGCCAAAAGAATGTTGGTCATTGCTCCGCTGAGGCCCGTGTATGGGGTTTGGCCTACCGAGGCGCAAAAGTGGGGGCAATTTAGCCATTACTCGGTCGGTGTCTTACATGGCAGCAAAAAAGAGCAAACACTTAAGAAGCTGCATGACATCTATGTCATCAACTTTGAAGGCATCGGCTGGCTGTCCAGCAAACTAAACGGCAAGCCTTGGCCTTTTGATGTGCTGGTTGTGGATGAGATCTCGTATCTTAAAAACACACAAACACAGCGCTTCAAAACTCTAAAGCCTCTGCTCAATAAGTTTGACAGGCGCTGGGGCCTCACAGGGTCCCCCGCACCTAATAGCCTATTGGATATATTTGGTCCACAATATATTATTGACCAGGGGGCCACGTTTGGGCCCTACATATCCCATTTCAGGACCACTTACTTCTACCCTTCAGGATACAACGGCTATGAGTGGAAACTGCAATCAGACGGAGAGAAAAGAATTCAAGAAAAGCTTGATGGTAAGGTGCTTCGGATGGCAGCTTTGGATCATCTTGACTTACCAGAACTTGCCTACAACGATATTATGGTCGAGCTTCCGGTCAAGGCGCGTGACACTTATAATGCTTTCGAGAAAGCTTTGACCATAGAGTTTGAGCAAGGGTCGGTTACTGCGGTCAACGCCGCCGTTGCCGTTATGAAATGTCAGCAAATAGCCAATGGTGGCTCTTATTTAGATGGAGATGAGCGTGCATTCACTTTCATTCATGATGTTAAGACTGAAGCGGTACAAGATCTTGTGGAGGAGCTATCTGGCAATCCTTGCATCATCGGATACCATTTTGCCCATGACCTCGCTAGGCTTCAGGCGGCTTTTCCAGCTGCGCCTGTTATTGGTTCTGGCGTCGTTGGCAATAAGCTTGATGCTATTATTACGGCTTGGAACGCCGGTGAAATACCGGTCCTTCTGGCGCACCCAATGTCAGCGGGTCACGGTCTCAATCTCCAGGGCGCGGGCCATGCTGTTATATGGTATTCGCTTACCTGGAGTTTAGAAATCTATGAACAGTTTATTCGCAGGCTTTGGCGTCAAGGCCAGCAAAACCGAATTATGGTCCACCACATCATTGCAAAGGACACCATTGATGAGGCCATAATAAAAGCTGTCCGCCGCAAAGACAAAACGCAACAAAATTTGTTGAATGCTGTGCGTGACTACATTAAACGTGATACAATCACAGCTGTTGACGTTTGAAAGGAAATCATGAACAAACCTACCCGTAAACCCTTAATTATAGAAGCACCTAAAGTGATTGAACTATCTACTGCTCCGCGTAAGCACACCAAGAAATCTGCCATCATTACCGTGTTGGCACAGTCCAACCCTAAGCGTCAAGACAGCTTGGCCTATGAACGTTTTGAGTTGTATCAAACCGGCATGACAGTTGGCGAGTACGTTGAGGCCGGCGGACGATCAGGCGACATTAAGTATGATGTGCAAAATGGCTACATCGAACTGAGTGGCGATGAGGACAACGAAAGCGAAAGCGACGAAAGCGAAGAATGAACATACTCATAACCGGCGTTACCGAGACGCATATCAATAAACCTGATAGAGCTAGCTCAACCAAGTTTGTGTCTATCCCCGAGCTTATGGCCAAGGGTTATGGTCGTCTTGGCTACAATGTGGATCATCGCTATGTAAAGCTTGGCGAAGATCTTAGCATGTATGACGCCGTGTTTGTGTATGTTTATCCGCTGGATGGAAATGCCATTGCACCGGACAATGCCATATACGTGTTGGAGCAAAGACCTGACGCGTATATTTGTCTTGATGACTGGGCGTTTCAAAAGATATTGCCCACATGGAAAGATAAGATCGATCTGGATGCGCTTACAGACCGCACCTGGATTGCGCCGCTCTTTTCATGGGGCAATGTTTCTAAAATGAATTTACCTGTTGCAAACATTTTGCAATGGGACCCATCTTGCTTGTATGAAATGCCGCCTGTGTATAAGCAATCTTGGCAACAACGCAAGCAAGCTTGGTATAACGCATCACTTTCAAGGGAAGCACATGAATGGGCCAGCGCTCAAAGCCTTAAGTGGCCTATACATTCAATTGGAGGTAAATCTCTCGGACAAGCACGAATACTGGAAAGTGATGTTGTTTGGCAATATGGGTCTTATTATGGAGTTTTATGTCCAACCTACGCTCATGCAGGGTGTGGATGGTGGCGAGTTCGGTATTTGCACGCTGCAGCTGCCGGATGTGTCCTCGGTGGCAACCCACTTGAATTAGGCATGATTGCTCAGTCTTATAGCTATACACTAGACTTCTTGGAAAGCCTAGACCGCTATGAATTGGAAATGATTGCCATAGCGCAAAGCATGGACTTAAAAGTCGAGTCATTACATATGACATTAGAAAAGTTAGAGAGATTTGCAAATGATAATCATCCTGGAAGGTCCTGATGGGGCTGGCAAGACCACACTTGCCGAGACCCTTAGACAAAAGTTGCAAGGCAACAAGCTGGTGCACATTGTTAAGCATGGCCCATATAGAGATTTGACATCCGAGCATCTGTGCAAAATTTATTTTAGGGGCATGACCCCTGCATTGACGCACGATGACATAGTTATCATGGACAGGTCCTGGCTGTCTGAGCCTATTTACGGCAATGCTTACCGTGATGGCTTGAATCGTATTGACACACCAAGAAAGCGTATGCTTGAGCGTGTGGCCCTTTCCCGCGGCGCCGTTGTCATCAACTGCCTGCCTGACTTTGAAACCTGCCTAAAAACTTTTAAAAGCAGAATCAATGATGAGTACTTAGACACTCCTACACAATTACAAGATGTGTACGGTGACTATGAGCTTTTGGACCTGCACACGGCCTTGCCAGTCATTCACTACAACTATCAAGAAGACAGTGTTGATGAATTGCTGGCCCATCTATCACGGGCAACAATTGAAAATAAAGCCAGCGGTGGTGGTTGCTTTAATGAAGGCAATATGCTTATGCTGTGTGACCGCGGGCCTAGGGCCAATGTCAAAGACTCTGCCGTGGTTGTGCCTTTCATCAACTTCTTGGATAATGACGGCCCCAGCCGTATGCTGGCAGCGACCTTGGACAATGAAGGCGTAAGTGAATCCAAACTTTACTGGATCAACACTCAAACATACCAAGGGGTTCCATTGGACCCGGCCTTTTTAAAGGCGCTGCGACCCTCCAGAATCTTTGCGTTAGGCAATAACGCATATACATGGGCGCTTAATAACGGCATCAAAGTTACTAAGCTCCCTCCCCCGTTGCACCACATGCAGCACTACCCTGATGAACCTTACTCAATCACACATACTGACCATGGAAATTACGCAAATCAATTATGAAAAAGACCTTATCTGGCTTTACCGAGCCCTTGCAAAAGACGGCAAATGGACAGCCCCAAGAGGTGAGCGTACTTTGGAGATCGAGAATTTTACTTATTCTCTTGCTCCTTATGTCCGTTTTAATTCTTTCGCCGGCCGCAACTTCAATCTTTCCTATCTTAAGCGGGAAATGGCTTGGTATATCCATGCTGACCCTAACGATTTGTCTATTGCTGACCATGCGAAGCAGTGGGGGAAGATTGTCGCAAATGGAAAGCTTAATAGCAATTATGGTAGCTATTGGTTTGGCCGTCACGGGGTCAAACATATTGTCAAACTATTAAGCGATGACCCTATGAGCCGTCGGGCTGTCATACCAATGTATGGCACTGACGCTGATCATATGGACCTTGACGCCAAGGATGTTCCGTGCACACTGGCGATTGAATTTAGACTGCGTGGTGGTTACCTTAATGCTCGTGCCATTATGAGGTCTCAGGACATTCTATGGGGCATGGCTAATGACATACCAACATTCAGTTTCCTGCAGGAAATTATAGCCGCGTTGCTTAACGCCAGTGTTGGAACCTTAACTGTTTCGGTGGGGTCTTTCCACGTCTATGAATCTCGAGTTGAGATGTTCAACTCCATTCTTAGCCAAAGTCAACATGTACCCTTGACAGACCCACCGCCAAGAATCTTTCGCTACGAAGCGCACAATCTCATTGAAAAGTCCATCAACCCTTACTTTGAGTTTTCAAAATGGCTGACACAAGTTTAAGCAGTCCCTCAGAGGCCCTACTTCGTACTTTTGTGATGAGCCTATTAAGGCAAAATCACTCAATAAATGACCTTACAACAGCTTTACAGGCTGTTAAGGTCGAGCTAGCATTGGTGGCGCAGTACCAAACGGCCATCAGTGACGCGCAGCAAGCACCATGAAAAAAGGCCCCCTTGCGGGGGCCAAAGTGCTAGGGAGAACTAGCAACTGCGTTAAGGTTTAGACTGGGGCTTTAGCTTTTCCAGCACGGGGTTCTTAGTTTGCGATGGCGCGAACATGTCCAGCAAATCAACACCCATAGCAGGCACTTGCATACCAAAGCCAACAGCTTTAGCTCTGGGGTCAGAGGCCATGCTTAAAGCGCCACCAGCTGCGGATAGGCCATGCGCTGCCATGCGGCCATAGTTGCCAGCTTCTCTATCTTTTTCGGCCTGATAAGCATCATAGCCTGCGTAGGCACCGGTAAGGGCCCCAGGAATTTTTGCAGCAAGCCGCCCAGTAGCACTAAGCACGCCTTCTTTAACTGGCTTAGACAAAGTGCTAAGAACTTCTAAAGGTTTACCACTTACTTTTTCAAGTGCAATTTGCGATACTGCAGCATTCCGCTTTGCTTCTTGAAACTTAGCCATAGCCTCGGTCAAGGCTTTACGAGCTTCTGTAGCCTCGGCTGTTTTTGGCGTAGTTGTAGGCAACATTAAATTGGCGCGGGTTTCATCCATGGCCCAGCCGGGGCCAATTTTCTTTTCCGCTTCACGAGCTTTTTTGGCAACGTCCCAAGCCCCTTGTTCTTGCTTGGACATGTCAACGGCCTGAGCAGCGTCATAGTCCGTCAAGCCCATCTCTTTGCCATAGTTGAATGTCATATTGCCACCTTTAGGAGTTAAAGGTGCTTTGCCTTGCGCTGGTGGCAAATTAGTTTGATTGATAACCAACTTACCTTCAGGCGTTTTGGCTCCACTAGGTGTGAAGACGCCATGCTTTTTAGCTTCTTCTTGCGCTTTTTGCAAGTCTGCTGCTGCGTCTTCCAAAGCAGTTGCATTGGCCTGATGCGCTGTCCATATCTCAGACAACGGATCCTTAGGCGTTACCTCAGACCCAAACTTACCAATGGCGCCGCCTGCAATGGTTGCCCCTACCGCGTTAAGCGTGTCAAGATTAGTTTGCGGACTTGTACCGGTCTCGGTATTCAATTCCTGCATTGTAGGCAAATGAAACTCACCTTGTTCATTATGAAACTCAGGTAAGATATCAGCCAACGTAGACTTGGCTTTAGGCTGATCGTCAGAGTCTTGTGCTTCTGGCATAGTATTACCTGTAAGGTGATTTGCTGGTTAAGTCACGATATGTGGCATTAAATTCATCAACAATGTCTTTATAGACTTTGGAGCGTTGGAACGAGGCCGTTGACGCCGTTGGGTGAGCGTCAAAGTAATCAGCCTGAGCCTCTGCCATTTTGCCCATGTAAGTATTGACAACACGCTGTTTGGCGCCTAAGTATGTAATAAAAGACGCGGGGTCGGTATCTTTAAACCCAGGCTTAGCCATTTGCTGAGCGTCAAACGTACTGATTTGCGGGCCATAAATACTTTTGCCCGTCTTCATCACAGACTGGTTCAAGTCAGAAATCAACTGCGTAATGTTTCGTGCAGCTTCTTGCTCTTTATCGGACAGGTTTAACTTGTTCAGAGCATCAGTAACTGGAATTGATAAGCTACCAATTGGTGTGTTAACGCCACTCTCGGCCAACTGCGCCAAAGCAAACATAACGCCTTGATGCGTCAACTGCCCCACAGCAGCGGGGTGCGCTTTAACCAAGGCCATCAACTCGGACAGTTTGGCGTTGTTTTGCTGAACCGTATTGTAGTCATAAGAAGCAATTTGATTATGCTTCTCAATGTAAGGGGCTTGACGAGCCTCGCGGTCTTTTTGCCCAACATCAATATTGGACTCTTTGCCCTTTTGCTCAACTGCAATATCAGATTCTTTTTGTTTTTGCCCAACTGCAATGTCAGACTCTTTTTGTCTTTGCTGAATAGCAATTGGCACTTTAGCAGCTTCTCTAGAAATTTCAATGTTAGCCTGTGTGACAGACTTGACACGTTCGCGGTAAGCGTCTAGAGGCTCGCCAGGCTCCCTAGGAGGAATTGGTGTAGTAACCTGTATGCCTTTATTAGTTTGCACAGGCTCAACACTAGCCATAGGCGAGCCAGGTTTAGACCAAGGATTGCCAAAGATGGTAGCAGGGTCGACGGGCTTACCATCTTTAAACACAGACATATCTAGATGATTGCCTGTTGACAAACCGGTACTGCCAACACCACCAATTGGAACACCCGCCCCAATTGGCGCCCCTTCTTTCAAGTTGGGGTCAATCTTATCTAGGTGGCCATAGCGAACTGTAATGCCATTGCCATAGTCAACAATCACATTATTGCCGTAGTCAGTTTTTGTGCCACTATCAGCGCCAACGTGCAAAACAGTACCATTACCAATGCTAGCAACCGGAGTGCCTTTAGGCGCTGCCATGTCCCAGCCAGGATGATTCTCTTGCTGCTGCGTAACAGGGTTAGTCCTGGGCCCAAAGGGGCTTGTCAATCTACTGCTGGCAACATCGACAGGCATGCTAAAGCTTTGCTGCCCTGCACGTTGATTTTGATTAGCAGCAGGCGGCTGTGTATTGCCACTACCACCACCAACTTCTTGCCCCTGTGCAGGTGGCTTTTTATCCTGCGGCGTTATTGCGTCATTAAGTATGCTGCCATTAACTGGGGCTGTACCATTAATGATGGCGTCCAAAGTTGCGTCTGCAGGCACAACACCCATTTGTTTGAAGACAGGCAACAATTCAGGATTCTTAGCCAGCTTCTCAATGGCTGCAATCTGATTAGTGTCATTCTGCGATTTAAGCTTGCCTTTTTCAATGTCCATCCCAAAGGCGCCTTTTAAAGTCTCACCAAGTTTAGGATAGAGCAATGAGATTTGCGTGTAGAGTTGAGGCGTTAGCTTGCTTGCAAATGACGGGTCGTTGGCGTTAATAGTACCATTTTGCAAGCCCTCAGCAACCTTGGCAGGGTCCATGCCAAACACGCCGCCTAGCATATTCATGGCCTTGCCTTGATTGGCAACTTCATATTTTTGAGCTGCCAACTGAGCTCGCATCATAGCAATTTGTGGCTCTTGCTGTTCTTGCTGAGCCTGCTGCGCGCCTAAAACATCTCCAACTCGGCCTAAGGCCTCGCCAAAGCTGCCGGTCCGCCCTGGGTTTAGCAAAGCCCCAGCAATGGAGAACCAATTGGTCTTATTGCGGTTTTCAAATGATTGCTGTACGCGCTCTAAGGCGGCTAAATACTCGTTTTGAGCATCTTGATCGCCGCCAAAAGATGGCGCGGTTGTAGGAAGTGCAGCCATAATTTATCCTTTTACGATTAACCGCAGCAGCCACCGGAGCAGCAACCAGAGCAGCAGCTTGAGCAGCAACCAGAGCAGCAGCTTGAGCAGCAACCAGAGCAGCAGCAAGATGGTTCGCAGCAAGATGGTGGGCAGCAAACTGGTTGACATGGGTCACCGCCGGATGTGCCAACACAAGCAGGCCCTTTGCAGCCGCCACCGCCACCGCTTCCACCCTTACAGCCGCCCCCACCGCCACTACCTCCGCCGCCGCTACCCCCACCGCCGCTGCCTTTACCACCACTGCCACTGCCTTTAGCAATACACTTATACGTTTTGTAAGCGCACATAAGACCCTTGGCCAATGCACCGGCGCCAGTAAGTTGTTGCAACAGAGATGCGGAGTAGGCACCAGGAATAGGCCCAGTGTAGGAAGAAGAAGTGCTTTCTGGAATGCTGTAGCCTTTGAGCAAGTTGGACTCTGTAACCAGTTGCTTCATTGGATAGCATTGGGCGTTTTGCGCAATGGTTTGTTGCTGCGCGCCCATGGTCGCCAAGGCGTTGGCGCAGTTCAAACTCAAAGCCTGAGTGGTCTTGGCCTCGCAAATGCCTTGGTTCGCCGCTGCCAGTTGCATGTTTTCTTGCGACTTGGCCGTGCATAGTGCTTGTGTGTAGCCTTTTTGCAGAGCGCAGGATTGTTGCGCCGTTAAGCCTAGGGCAGCGTTTGAAAGAACTTGCCCCAAAGCCGTTGCACCTCGAGTTGAGCCAAATTGCCCCGAGCCGACAATGCCGGCGTTGGCCTGAGGGCCAATGTTATTCATGATATTGGCTTGCCCAAGGGCGCCAATTTGATTTACTACGCAATGCACATAAGGGCTCATGTATTTTTGAGCCTGCTGATTAAGACATGCATTTTGCACGCCGGTAGTAACATTCTTGGCAGCGCAAAGGGCGCCTTTGTAATTGCCTTGGCAAGCAGCAACTTTGCACCACGCGGCCTGTTGCAGAGGTGTTGCCCCAACATAGTGGGCGTTAGCAGCTACACAAGCCCCTGCAGTAGCAATGTTATTTAAAAAGTCAGTGTAAAACTTTGGCGCCGCAGTTACTTGACTTGACTTAGTCGTAATGCAGGGCAATGCTTTACCTTGCAAAATACTGCAACCCCCATGCGAGCCGGTTGTAACACCAAGGCAAGGCGCAGGGGTTGAAGTTGGCGTGTTTAGCGTAGACGCACCTCCAACAATAGGATTATTAAGCGTAGGAGATGATGTAGGCAAAGCCCCAGTTAGCCCAGGAGTTAGCACATGAAAGCCTGTTACGGGAGGCGGCGCGCCAACTGAGCAAGCAAGGTTACACACTTGCATACTTACAAGTTGGCCACTAGGGGGCGACGCACCAACTGTGCCAGTAGGCGTTGCGCAAGCACCAACTGGCGTTATAGAACAGAGTGCTGCCATGTTATTTCCCCTTATGCCGTTTGAGGGCTTCTTTCATATATTGCAATGGCGAAGCTGCAGGTGGTATTTTATCACTTGGCGCTGCTCGTTTATGCTCTCTTAAAGCTTCTCTAAAATGATCTAGCAATTTTGCCCCTGCGTCGCTGGAGCCATTGCCCAATGCAGCCACAGTATCGGCGTCAAACACGTATTCGCCATCAGCCAACATGGCCGGGATGTCATCACTTTGACCATCGCCTTTGCCTTTTACATAATGGCCGGTGGCGCCGGTAATGAACTCGGGGTGATGCCCGGGAACGCCGCCTGTATTCAAGTTTTGTGGGTGCAGCTTTGCATTAGGCGACAATGGGTTGCCATAGCAAACATTAGGACTTGCAGAACGTGTAGCGCCTGGCATTCCTGTATTTCCCAAAATTGAAGATATGCTGCCGCCCGTTGCGGCCTTAGGCAGGGCGCCTTGATTGTCAATCCCCGCCAATGAAGACATTACACAAGGATGCAAGTGGCCAATTTGCGGATACAAATGCCGCAATTGCTGAAGTTGCATTTCATATGCACTTCCTTGCGTTTGCAAGTGCTTATGCTGCGGCGCTGTAGGAATGTGCCCTTCAGGCGCCGTAGTGTTGTGCACACTATAATCATTGCAGGTTTGACTATTTGTAGTTGTAGGTAAAGCGCCAGGCATAGGCTCAGGTGTTGCAGATTCTGCTTTTTCCGTGGGTGTAGTAGGTAAATTAGGCAAAAAATTGCTAGGCAACCCAGGTACATTTGCATAAGGCACTGCATCAGGCTGTATAGGCTGCGTCTCTTTGATGCCGCCATATACAGGTCGATCGCCCACAATCTCTATATTGGGAATACCATAACTAGGATTTGCAAAAATCCCTTTTTTAGCTTCTTCAACACATAAACTCATGGCGCCGCCCTCAGCTTTCATTGGAAAAAGTTGTTTAAGTTGCTCAAGTTGATCTTTACTATAATCAGCTTTTGATGTTAGGTTTTGATCTTTTAAAGCGCCGGTTATAGGCTTGCCATGCGTTGTAGGCAAAGCGCCACTATTATTGCAGCTGCCTTTAGGCGATGTAGGCTTGCAATTTTTAGGCTTACAGTCTTTGGGCTTACAGTCTTTAGGTTTACAGTCTTTAGACTTGCAGCCTTTAGACTTGCAGCAGCATGCTGGCTCACAGCAATCTGGAGGCTCACAACAAGGGGGTGGCTCACAACAAACTGGTTTAGTGCAAGTTATACAAATAGTAGGGATACAGCAAGGGGGCGGCTCACAACAAACTGGCTTAGTGCAAGTTATACAAATAGTAGGGATACAGCAAGGGGGTGGCTCACAACAAGGGGGTGGCTCACAACAAACTGGTTTAGTGCAAGTTATGCAAATAGTAGGGATACAGCAAGGGGGTGGCTCACAACAAACTGGAGGCTCACAGCAAACTGGAGGCTCACAGCAAGTTGGTTCACAGCAAGTTACGCAAACAATAGGAATGCAGTCGCATGTTGGGGCGCAGCATACTGGCGCGCATATAGGTGGAATACAAATAGGTATGCAGCAAGCAATAGGCTCACAACAAACTGGAGGGGTGCATACTGGCCCACAGCAGACTGGAGGAGCACAAACTGGGGGAGTACATATTGGCCCACAGCAAACTGGAGGAGTACATACTGGCCCACAGCAGACTGGAGGAGTACATATTGGCTCACAGCAAACTGGCCCATAACAGATTGGGGGCTCAACAGGTATACAACATGCACCTGGGCCATTTGGTCCGCCTATAGGACCGCAAACAGGCCCACAAACTGGCTCGCAAACTGGCTCGCAAATAGGCGGAATGCAAATGGGAATACAGTCAGGTGGGCTATTGCAAACTGGACCCGTACAAACTGGACCAGTACAAACTGGCCCCGTACAAACAGGCCCGCTGCAAACTGGACCAGTACAAACAGGCCCGCTGCAAACTGGACCAGTACAAACTGGACCAGTACAAACAGGCCCGCTGCAAACTGGACCCGTACAAACAGGCCCGCTGCAAACTGGACCAGTACAAACTGGACCAGTACAAACAGGCCCGCTGCAAACTGGACCAGTACAAACTGGACCAGTACAAACTGGACCCGTACAAACAGGTGATTTAATAGGCGTGCAGCATGCACCGGGGCCACCCGGTCCACCTACTGGACCACAGACAGGCTCGCAAATAGGAGGAATACAAATGGGGATGCAATCAGGCGGGCTATTGCAAACAGGTGATGGTGATGGCGCAGGAGATGGCGCAGGAGGCTGATACGTGCAAACAGGCGGAGGCGGCGGAGGCGCAGGAGGTTGAAAGTGTCCACTTCCGCTATTGCAAGGCCAATGGCATCCACACCAGCACCCACCCCCACTATAGCAACAACCACCACTAGAGCAGCAACCGCCACTAAAGCAGCAATTCCCTGAGCAACCACCTGTTGGGCATACTGGCGGCCAGCAACCCCAAGGAACGCAACAATAATTGCATGATCCGCCAGCCATATGCTTACACCTTAATCATTAAATGATAACGTTTGGAGTCGGAAGGCATAACCGGGGCCTTATTTTGCTTTAAAGCCTCAATGATTTGCGGATTTTGCACATTGGTGTAAAGCCGCTTGATGCCGTGTCGGCGAATGACAGATAAGTAGTCACCAATAGCGTGTACAAGCGCCGGCATGCCATCAATGGACAAAAAATGCACATACGCGGTGGTGGGGCCCATAGGGTGTAAAAGCATAAGGGTGTCATTTTTATGCATAAGGGTACCACGGCCTTGCCCTACCAATTTTTGAATGGTAGCTTCTAAGGCTCCAGGTTTGATACCTTCTCTTTTGGCAACAGCTTTTATGACATCATCTGTTAACATGCTAATTCCCTTGCAAATTCATAATTCCACACATATGCTCGGCCCAGTCTCGCCAAGTAGGAAATTGGCGTGCATCAGGAATGCCAGATTGCACAAAATAGCCAATGCCATTCATACCGTCTACCCAATCCATCCACTTTTCTTCAGGCACAAATCCTAATTGATTAGGTGCAAACAATTCAGCCATCAATTGGCAATACTGATTCCATGTCATACCACGAGGGTCATACGCTATCATGGGTTACCTGTTCCGCGAACATCACCTGCCTCAATGTTGAGGAGGATTTTACCCATTTGATAGTCACCATCAAACGTGTTTGACTCAAAACGTAGTCGCATTTCACGACGTTGCTCACGCATATCAATTTTAAGTGTTGATGGGCTAAACGTGTAAGGGTCAGATGGCTGATCTGTGCCATCTGAGTAGCCTTTACCCGTAACAATCACGTCCATATCGCCTGTTTGCACAAAATCAGGTTCAATCCGCTCAAGCCTTGTCCAATAATTATCGCCAAATTGACCTGTAGTGCCTACCAATCCTGTCATACTGCCTAAAGTAGGCGTCTCAATGGCAGAATAGATTGCGTCAACATTGGTTAAATACACTTGATTAGTGCCTGATTCATGCTCCCAAATAGTGTAGCCATTTGCTGTTATTACTGTAGAACCTACAGCAACACCCGTTGGGTTATACACAGTGTATGTACCTGTGCCGCCAGTTCCACTTACCTGCGCTGTGATAACCATTTGATCTGGAACGCCCAAGCCTTGCAGGATTTGCCCTATAAAGATAGTGCCATACACCATGTCCGAAACAGTTAACGTAGTGCCACTAACTGAGCCTTGAAACTCAACAATAGGCGTACCGGTTGTGCCGCCCCAAATAGGCTTAGGAAATACCTCAGTGAAAATACCGGCTGCGCGGTTAGCCCCCGGGGCTTGTCCAGCGTCATACCACGTCTTCTCACGCACATTGTAGATAATAGCGTCTGTGCACTCTGTGGCGTCACCGCGCGGATAAAACCACCAGATCTCTCCATAGCGAGGAACTTTGCTAGCCCAAACTTTTTGACGTTGACTAAAATTCAAGTTGTCAAAAAAGTAGTTGATGTTCATATTGTTGGTCATTTCTTGCACTACGCCGTTGTAATACAAGAACCTGTCAACACCAATCCAATAATAGATGCCATCATACTCAATGACGCAGCTGGATGACAAAATTGAGCTTTGCTGCGTAATTAAGTCATACCGCCAATATAGTGTAGAAGTGCCTACGGTCTGGGGCGCGTAAGTAACACGAACAACCGAGTCTAACGTCCAGAACAGTCCTGAGGGCGACGTTGTACCGCCCCGCAAAGGTAAACCTTTAACAACTTTGGTTGAAGATACGTTATTGGCGTTTGAGTCCGCGCTGGTCCAGTTATTAAAGTCACCTGCAGCGCAATTTTGAATTAAGCCATCATCGCCATACACAAACAAGTATGGGAAAAGCATCACAACGCCACCGGACACTGCAATGTTATTATCAAAAGTCAGAGTCTCTGTGGCAGTTGCTGTGGCAGCTTGCGATAAAACTGCTGTCCACAGATTGGAAGAAGTCGAAGCCAAGCTGGTAATAGAACCAGAAAAGCCTGAGCCAGAACCAATGCCAGAGCCTAAAGTAAATGAGTCAAGCGAGATGTAATTGCTACCGCCAAGAGTTACGGTTACCGAAGTCACAGCGCCGCCACTGACAACCACGGTAGCCGTGGCGCCTGAACCTGATTTTCCACCAATAATGGATATACCTGTGTATGTGCCATTAGTGTATCCAGAGCCTTGCGTGCTAATGTCAATAGTGCCAATGGGGCCAAAGGCTTGCAAGTTGGCCGAGACCACGGTAGTGTTGGTAGGGATGCCTGTGCCAGTAACTGTTACACCGGGGCCAATGCCTGAGTTGATACTAGAAAAAGTGACAAACGTTCTACCGTTAGTAATAGAACCTGTTGCCGTAAATACGCCAACTGGGGCCAACGTAGTGCTAGTAAACAAGCCATACAAGGGACGTGTTTTTATTGTGCTTGAGATGTAGTTTAAGTTTTGCCCAGGGTGTGCAATAAGCTGGTTAGCGTTATTGCCTGACGAGTCATAACCGATGTCAAACTGCCATAGATTGTTAGCACTAGGAGTAAAGTTTGGCGCTGTGGGCAATGTAAATGTAGCTGGGCCAGTACCAATTGCCGTCACATCATTTGTAACCCACTGTTGAATGCCTGCGCTATAGCCTGAAATGATGTAATTAAGGCCATTAAGCGCACTCATAATCACGCCACGGGAAATGCCAGATGCGTTTAAAAAGGCACCGGTATAGCCACCAATCTTTCTTGGCAAACCACGTTGAAAGCGAACCCACTGACCATCTACATAGTAAACAGACGCAAATTGCGTGCCATCCCGCTGTATGCCAGCAGGAACTTGTAAAGCGGTAACCTTGGCCGTCAAAACGTGCCCCCGCTAATACCATTAAGAACTGTTAGCCCAGTTGTACTAAAAAATGCAGCTTCAGCACCGTTAATCGTCACGCCAACTTGGTTTGAGTTAGGCAGATACAAACCAGTATTTAGGTTGCCTAAAAAGTTTAGTGATGGGTTAGTTGCGGAGCCTGTACTTAAAGTTAGTGTGCTAATGCTGTTTGATACAGAGGTGACGGACGTAACGTTGGTGCCATCACACACCATGGCGACAGTAGCGCCTGTAGGTATAGTTGTGGTTGAACCGCCACTTATACCGGTAGAGAATGTTAATGTATACGTGCCTGATGTGCTATTTGTAATGACATAAAACTGCACGGTAGGGGGAACTCTAACCACAGTATTTTGGCCAAGCGTGCCTAAATACTGCTGCAAAGTGTATGACCCTTGCGTAGACGTAAGAATAATAGGGGAGCTTTGACCTGTTACAGAGATCTGCTCTTGCGTAAATGAGAATATAGCGCTTTGACCATAGCCCCAAGAGCTATAACCATCGGTGCCATTGGACACCAGCATAAAAGACTCTTGCAATTGCAATTGAAATGACGCATTTGCAGCGTCAATCTGATCAGAGCCTTGGCATTGCACGGTAACTATGCCTGTGCCATTGTTTTTGATGATAACAAACCAATTGGCGCCAACAACAGATGACACAGGCAATGTTAGTGTACCTACGCCGCCTTGCCAAGTAGCTAATTGCGATTGCGATGTTGCGCTTAACGTAGCGCTTGAATAATAACTAACTAATGGCGTAATAGTGTTAAGCGTTGAGCCACTAGCTTGTAAGCCATATCCGGCTAATTGCGATGCGTTGGCTGCCGAAGTGCCTGCGCCAAATTGAACTTCTGCCCAGGCGCCTGCAACCGTAGTGTTATCGGTCAACCAAATAAAGTACGCAAGCCCAGTTGTTGCGGACACAATTGTGTTGCCTGCATTGTCCGCAACGGTAAAAGCGTAAGTGCCTACATTTCTAACTAGAATTGATTGCCCTGTAGATACTTGTGTTGCAGGGGGCAACTCCAAAAGCAATGCTACAGCTGTAATGGCCTCAGGTGAGCCTGAAGATGCCACAGTTTGAGAAATGTTGATAACGTACGTACCGGTGCTACCACTGCCTGAGCCTAGGGCAGTAATCATTGTGCCTGAAGCTATATTTGTGCCCGTAATGGTTTGGCCTACCTGAATAGTACCAGATGACACAGCGGTAACTGTTAATGTTACACCAGAAATGTAGCCTCTAAAAGTTGCCGAGCCAATTGTGGCAGTAACATCAATAATACTGCTTGCCGGCGTGCTATTGTTGCCATTGATAGGCCATTGCAGCACGGTATTTGAGCTAATAGTGATAGCTTCATAGCTAACAGACGTTGGATTGATTGTCTGCCCCGTAAATGGGTTGGTATACGTTGTCATTACGCGTCCTCAGCAATGGTTTGGCGATCGCCCAAACGCAATTGATCTTCTGTTTTCAACGCGGTAAGGGCTTCAGTATATTTTTGCTGAAAAATTTGCCGTTGGTCATTTTTCAAAAAAGGCATGCATTGCAGCAATGTGCCATATAGCATTACATTAGGCGCGTTTTGCGTAAGCCAATTGGTCTGATTGTCAGACGATAGTGGCTGCAAACGGCTGTAATATAAAACTTGAAAGTTGTATGCTTGATCAGGCACTGGAGCTATTAGCCAATGCTCCCAATCAATGTCTGCATAGTATAGTGGAAGGCCCGATGTTGCGCCAATGTTATAGTTGATTAGATACTCATATTTCCTAAGCAACACTGGCTCTTGATTTCCAGACGTATCTGTAACGTTAAAAGATACAGTTTTGCGCCATCTAGCAGGCTTAGCTACAACAGGATTGCCAGCCTGCACAGTAGCATTAACAATTGTAAGTTGGCCTAGTGTTTTAATTTCCTGCGCAATCTCAAACTCAGACAATGAAATGGCAACAGGGATAAAATTGACAACAGCAGGGTCTTTCCGCTCTAAGTACTGAAGCACAGTGCTAGTTAGCGAGTCGTAAGTCAGTACAAAAGAGGGTGTTGTAGACATATTATGACATTAAAACGTTGAGTGCCATCTCCGCATGCTTTTGCCTCTCAGCAAGCCCAATTGTACCACCATTAATGATTTTCGTACATTTAAGAAAGTCCCAAACTTCGGCTGGAGCGTTTAATTTGTGCGTATCCCAAAACCATCCAGCTGTTAGGGCTGCGTATTCTGGGGTGGCAACAAGCTCGGGCTGCATGACAAAGTCGAACCCAAGGGCTTGACCGGCATGATAGTAATTTGCGTGTCCGGTAAGCTGAACACACCCTCGGCCCCTAAATCTATACCCATCTCCTGAAGCTTCATCACGGTTGCCCATTCGGTTCGCGTAAACCATGTTGGCAATTTTCTTTGGGTTTCCTGCATATTGATTGGCAATCTCTTGAGTAGGAAAGCGTTTATCCCACAGCCGCATAAGAGTGGCCGCTTTATAGTTCAAGTTCTCTTCCAGAATCTTAAAGTTGGCGCACTCATGGCCGCACTGGCCAATGAACATGGCTTGTTGGCGGGGTGTTGAGATGCTGAACCGCTCAAAGGTCTTGTTCAAGCCATCAACCCACGCGGGGCTGATACCCAGCTTTTGAAGTTGATCACTGTTTAACATTGACCTTGTCCTTTACTGCGTTATAGGTGTCGATGCAGG